GGTAAACGAAAATGAGATTAGGCGAAATACAACGAACCCCTACAGAAAAACCCGAGGCCGGCGCAGGTCAAAATGCGGAGAAAGGTATTCCTCGAGGTGTAAAACCAGTTCCCGGAGCACCAGATTTAGGATACCTTTTAGCAGGCGGTCGAGGTCAGATTATGAGTATGTTTACTGGTGCAAGTTATGTGTTATCCTTGTATGATCTTAAACGATCTGCTCCTATAGGTTGGTTAGCACTTCGTGATACTATTTTTCCATTGCCTAATTCTAAGCAGGTTGCAAATGCCATAATATACCCCGAATATCGTGGCCAAGGACTTGGGCAAAGTTTATATGGCGTAGCAACTAAAGTTTTAGGCATGACCATTGTAGCCGACGATACACAAACACCTGAGGCTCGTAGATTATGGGCCAATCTATACAACATTCCCGGAGTTAGTGTGCGTGGTTGGATAAACTTCTCGAGTTCAGATGTAGATCCTTCCAATGATCTTTTTGGCAATGCTCAACCTAATCTAAGAAGAATAGCTAGATTGCAAGGTTTGCCCAAAGGACAAACCCCTCGCCCATTAGGTAAGTCCAGTAAACGTGACGATTTTGTTTACTTTGATTTTCCCGTCCAGTCAGGTCCTGGTGGACAAGAATTACAGGCAGCAGAAAAACTTGCTGCCATATATACCAGCTATCATCCAGAAGATAATCGCAGAGATTATGATGTTGGACTCTACGCAAGGTGGACAGGACAATGAGAGCTAGGGAATTTATTACTGAACTCAAACTTCCAAAAAATAGTTGGGTAGTGTTACTAACATCGGATGCTAAAGAAGAAGCTGGCACAGAATTAATAGACTTAGTACAACGTGCGTATTCAGCCACTTCACAGGGTAGTTTTGTTAATAGTATTAGGGATGTAATACCCAGTGACTGGAGTGTTATCGACTTTGATGATGATCCGGATATAGACGGTTGTGTTTTTTATAGATATCCAAGATCCGGTGAATTATGGCAAGGACAAAAAATACAAGGAATAGGACACGACGGAACAACTTTAAGTAAACAGAAAACTATACAGAAAACAGTAGAGTTATTATCTAAACCAGGATATTGGATAGAAAGCAGCGATGCTATGCGAGCAGTGCTAAAGAAATTAAATGTACCTGCAGTAACTAATGTAGATATCTTAAAAAAATTATTTCGCGATCCAACCTTGAAAATGATATCTGATGATACATATATAAGGATTTTGCCGACAGGACGAACTATCACTGAAACTGTATTTGGAAATCCTGTAGTGATTGATGGAAAAGAAATATGAGAGCACAAGAATTTGAATCATTAAAAAATTCTGGAGAAATTGAAGAAGCCCGCATGGGTGCTAGCGACTTCGACACAGCAGTTACACAGGGCACTGCAAAAGGAGTTTTAGTTGGTTTCGAATTCGAAGTTTTAGTTCCCAAGCAAACTGTTGATCAATTTAAACAATCCGCTGTAAAGAGTATCACTGCAGAGCAAATTGCAAAGATAATGTATGAAAACGATGATTTCAATCAATTTGGTCTTGATGATCTTACCCCTAGTAGGTTTGATACTCTTTTTAAATTGAAAACTGATCAAGCCGGAAACGCAGCATATCCTAATGCTGTCACTGCGTTTGACGCTTATAAGCAACATACCTTAGATAAAGCTAAAACCATATTCAATGAAATTCCTGAAAAAGTAAGAGCAAAATTTATTCCTGATTTAAAAAATGAACTTGCTCGTGGATACACACGCAGAATGAATATAATTGACAAACAGATACTATTTGCATATAGATTAGGCAGTTCGCTTTATTACAGTTCGGGAAAAGGTAAGATAGAAAAATTAGGGATACAATTAATGAGCACTGCCGAACCGTCATGGAAAAAATTATTTCAATTTTGGTTAAAAATGAATGACAAAGTAGTTGCAAAAAATCTTAATAATATTTTTGATTATGATCCGTCTGCAGTTTACAAAGAGTTGGACATGGGCAGAGATGACGATGACGAAGATGAATACCGAGAATATGATTATAAAGGTGCAGCAAGAGTTTTAGAACCTTCGGTAGCTAAATTTTTTAACAGTGAGGTGCATGTTTTTGGTAGTTATCATCAATCTAAAAAGAATCTTACTGATTGGTATATAGAACCAGATGGTAGCTTAAAACCAACAAACTTTGATGATGGAGCTGCAGAAATTGTTAGCCCACCTTTACCTGCAGTACAGGCATTAGATGCATTGAAAAACTTCTATGCAATGTCCCAACAGTTAAAATTGTATACTAATAATAGTACAGGTTTACATATTAATGTTAGTATTCCAGAACAAATAGATGTTTTAAAGTTAGCTTTATTCCTAGGCGATCAATATGTATTACAGCAATTCGGACGCCAAAACAGTGAATACGCGAAAAGCAGTCAACGCAGTATTGAACAAGATGCTCCAGGACAAATTAGTAAAAAGGGTGAAATAAAACTTAAAACTCTACAAAAAATTGCACAATCTGCGACCGGGCAACACACAGCCAGCATTAGTCGAAGTGGCAAATACATAAGTTTTAGACATGCAGGTGGCAACTATCTGGCTGATTATGTAAAAATTGTTGCCACAGTGGGAAGATTCATTCGTGCAATGTTGATAGCAGCAGATCCAAATGCCTATGCTAACGAATACAAAACTAAATTAGCTAAGATTATCCAAGAACCTAATGTTAGTTCTCAAGATTACATAATGAATATTCGCACAAATGGGTTGCCAATTTATACTATAAGTATATGGAAATTAATGGGTTCTGTGCATGTGAGAACCATAGTTACATCATTGCAATTTCCATGGCAAAAATCAAATTTAAGTATGTATAGCATTCAAGATGTAGAGATGAATAGCGAGCAAGCAAAACAAAATCTACTTAATAATTTAAGAAATCCAAAATTAAAGGATAAGGCCACTCAAACTCCGGTTGATAAATTTATATTAATTAATCTTGTTCCAAATAGTCATGAGGCTATTCAGGATATTATGAACACTGCCGAAAGAGGGGTACAAATTGCAGATAATAGAAGTTACAATGCTTTAGGTTATGCTTTAGTACGTAAAACCGTGTTACCTCCCAATCACCCTACAGTACAAAATACACTAAAGACAATTTTGCGTAATCAATTGGGAAAAAAATAAAACAGATATAGTTTTTAAAAATTAAGATAACCCGGATTAGTAATTTGACGCTAAATTAGACAGGTACAAATTAATAAATATATAATAATGAAATTTAATGAATTAAAAATAGAAAAATTAGACGAAGTAGTAATGAAGCCCTCTCGTCTGGCCCAAATGGCGGATAAAATAGATGCATTAATCGGTATAGAATATGAAATGGTTGTACCTGTATCAGGTAGTGTATTTGATGAACCTGAAATGCAACCGGACTACGATGATGATCCCGGAACTTACGATATACGGAACATAGCAGATTTTTTTAATGATGGTGATTTCAATAGCAGGAATGAAATTAGAAGACTAGAACAAGATCTGCAAACTGATTTCTTAGAATGGCGAGACGAACAATTTTATTCACGGTGGGATGCAGATCAGGCAGAATTTATTTATGATTATGTTGTAGAGAATCTATCTCCTGAAGAAATAGCAGATATTTTAGATTTAGATCTCGAAAAAGTAGATGGATTTACTAAGGATCAAATTAATCAAGCAGTAGAGTTAATTATTTCAAATTCAGAATATTCAGGATATGTTGAAAGCGCACAAGAAGCAGCTAGAGAAAATTTTGATGAAAACGCAGACGAATCCGAATGGTTAGATGATAGAGGTTGGAATAATATGTCGGATATTGCTAATAATTTTTCTATTACCTGGCCTCATTGGACGACGACTAATAGCGATAGCGAAGATGATCAAATAAAACTTATAGCAGATGAATTTAGCCAAGCAATTAAAAGACCAGTAAAAGTAAGCACAAGATATCATGGAACTAGTAGAGAACCTGGAAAATATACAATAGAACCAGACTCTAGTATTGATGCAGTCGACGGTGAAAGTATAGGATTGGAATTTATAAGTCCACCCTTGTCAATTAAAGATACTATAACGGATTTAGAAAAAATTAAAGTGTGGGCTAAAAATACAGGAGCCTACACAAATAAATCAACTGGTCTACACATGAATGTTAGTATACCAAATTATTCTGTACTCCAATTAGATTTTGTAAAATTAGCACTATTAATAGGTGATCAATATGTACTAGAACAGTTTGGTAGATTAGCTAATACATATTGTCAGAGTGCAGTAGAAAAAATTAAAACAAATATAAAAAGTAAAGGATTAGAAAATAGTGAACAAGTATTGCAATCATTTAAATCTGGACTAGCTAATTTAGCCAGTAGAGTAATTCAAGATACACAAGTAGGAAAATATACAAGTATAAATCCCCAAAGTAATAGAGTTGAATTCCGCAGTCCAGGTGGCGATTATTTAGAAGAAGATCCTAAAACCTTAATTAACACCTTGCGTAGATTTATTGTAGGACTTGATGCTGCAATGGATCCCACCAAGTTTAAAGAAGATTATTACAAAAAGTTTTATAAATTAGTTAAACCTTCTTTAGAACAAGATAATGAATTACAAAAAGTTTTAAGTCTATATGTATCTGGTGATAAAGAACAAGCACTAACAAAAGCAAAAACATTACGAGTTCAGAAACAGGCTAAACGAGGGTTGGTGCCTGGGCAAAAATATGAATGGGAAGTAATGAAGATCGCTGACAAAGGTAGGAATAGTTACTACAGTGTTCGTGTAATTGCAACTACCGAAAAGGAAGCTATCAGTAAAGGTATGGCAGCTGGAGGTATACCGTTTAATAATATAGATCCAGCTCAACTTATGGCAATACCAATCAGTAAAGCTGAAACAGATACTACTTCAAAAGACAAACCTACTACAGCAACATTAAATGATCGTCCTAGTAATCCCGATGGCAGCTGGGTAATCATTGATGCAGATACCGACGAAGTAGCATACAGATTTATGGCTGCTAACGTTACTGATGCTGCTAGTGTATTGGGTCAATGGCGTGCACAAAATGCAGGACGAAATTGGACTATAGATTATGACCCAGAAGCGCAAAGAGGCCAACCTAGACAGGCACAAACAGCTGAACCCATTGGCAGAGTCCATGTTGCCGGTCCATCACAACCGGCTTGGCGGGCTCCAAGAGCAGGTGAACCACAAGGACAAGAAACAATTGAACGATTATTAGGTATGGCTGATCAAACCGCAGATGCCAATTATGAAATAGTACGTCGTGATAATTACCGGCCTGTATTTTTGTTCATCGCCAATACTCCACAAGACGCATCCAGAGTACTAGAACGTTATTTAGAAGTATTAGGTTTAGATCAAGACAGTGAAGATTTTGGATTTAGAGAACGTGCTCTTCCAGGTTCGACTTTAGATTTACAAAGACAAAGAGTAGCTCGACAAGCGGCCCAAACAGCAGCTGATCAGAGACAATGGTCTATTGTAAATTACCGCACCAGAGAAGAAATAGAGCGATATCAGGGAACACGCGACGAAGCATTTGATTATGCTATTGATCGTTATGGCAGTAATCAACACATTGACGTTGTTCCAGCTTCAGATAACCAGACCGATCAGTCTACGCAAGAACGCAGCGTTCAATGGCGCATTCTTGTTGCCGGCGAAGAAGTGCATAGATTCTGGAATCGTGCTAATCAAGGCGAAGCCAATACAGCGGCTAGCCAATGGGTACGAGATCAAATAAGACGTGGATTGTTGAGCCCAGCAGAAGGTGCCGATGTCGAAGTAGTACCAGTTACAACAAATGAATCTGTTACAGATCTCAAGGAAACTGTGGCATTATTAAAAGAAAAATGGAGTAGTAAATATAAACGTTCCATAAACTGTGCAGCTCCAAAAGGATTTAGTCAACGGGCCCACTGTCAAGGCAGAAAAAAACATAAGTAACATATAACGGAATACAGTTATGAAAACCAAGGAAATTATAAATGAGGGTATGAGTTTTCATGCAGTAAAACAGGAAGATCATCCTAAATTTGGCAAGGTATGGTCATCTAAAGCATTTGAAATTAATCAGATGGTACGATGTTGGCTTTGTCATGGAAAAGGCAAAGATCAAGAGGGCAATCAATGTGATGTTTGCGATGGTAAAAAATTCATAAAAGAACCTAAATCAAGAGGGCCTGAACTAAATGTTTCTAATAGTAATGGATATCTTATTCAAAAAATGTTAGGATTAGAACCAGACTATTCGGGTATAATTACACATGACAAATTACCAACAATAATGCAGCAACTGATAAGATTAAAAAATTCAAATCAATCACAATATGTTCAAGATCCAACGACATCACAACCTAAAATGAGAGTATCTAAAGATCCAGAAACAGGTTTGACTAAAATTGGAAAAGGACCTACAATGATAGATATGGGCGTAAGTGAAAATCAAATAGCTCGATATATTGATACTCTAATAGATTTGGTAAAATTTGCACAACAGAATGATGCTAGTATTGGTTGGAGTTAACTTAAAAGTGAGATCATTATGAGACTGAAAGAAATTGTAAAAGAAAACATAGATGCAGACATTTTAAAAAATGTAGATCAAGGATATTATGCCGTTATGAACAATGATATTGAAAAAATTTCTACAAACGCATATGATCAATATCTAGAGAATATATCAGCCTATCCCAATTTAGTTCTATACAGAATAGATAGTTTTGGAAATAATCAGCAAAGAAATATAAAAGTTGATGATAAAGATTTTACTCACTACATTGAATTAGCACGTGCCAAAGAAAAATGGAGAATCGTTCGACATAATATAGATCAACAACAGAATCAAAAATTATTGAAATAAATATACGATGCGTAATTTTATTAATGTTGTCCATGATTTAGTTTTTGAAAGTAGAGGACTCGGAGCACGTAGATCTGGAGAAGAATTTGTAAATAATTCTAATCCCGAAGACAAAATCTATGTAGATCGAGTTACATTTTATCCTATTGGAAAAACTGAATATTCCAGTTACGAAGAAATGGTAAATGAATTACAATCTATTGTGACTAGCTACAAAGGAAATATTAATCTTATTAAGAAATTTATGCCCACTGACAGAGCTTTTGGAATAGCAGAATTTCTAAGAGCCGATGGACAAGATAAATTAGCTTGGGTAAAACCCTATAAAATTATAAAGTTAGATCCAACCCAAAATGACTGGAATAATCAAACTGGTATTCCTGGTTATAGATATAACAGTCGAGCAGCAGCTAAAACACAGGCAGGCTTAACTCCACAGGATATTCTCAGTCAACCAAGCAACTTAAACAAACAGGATATTATTAATCAAATAGCAGCTAAATTTGGCAATGAAAATAGTTTAACAAAATTAGCACAAGCAATAGCCAGAGGACAAAAATTTCCTATTACAATAGATGCACCTGCAGATATCGAATTTACTGCGTTCAGAGATTATTTTTGTGAATTACTTCATCCCATTGCTTTACAAACAGGACAATATAAAGGCAATGCAGGAGATGCAGCAGCACGATTCCTTGGTCAGGGCGGCTTTGCGGCTTGTAGTATTAACTTTGGAGTAGATAAAACAGAAGGGCTTAGTGATAGTATAATGATAAGCCCCGATGGTCGAAAAATAAAAGTTAGCAGTAAAGGAGCACAGGGCGCAGAAGCAAGTGCAAAAAATCTATTAGATAGTATAAATGAATTAAAAAATTCTAATCCAAAATTAGCAAAAAAACATGAAAACATTATACGTATAATCGATAAAGTAGTCAAAGGTGGGCAGGCAGGAGCACCGTTATTGCTGGGAGAAGACTATAATATTATCGATTCGGATGATGCAGCAAAAATTAGATCATTTAAAAGTATGGCACCGATAAATTTAGATAGATTAGATAGTCTAAATTTAAGTCCTAAATTAGCTAAACTTATACGCGAACGCACAACTAAAAATACTGCTAGTGTAAATCTTTATTTTCATAGTATGGCGGCAGTGGCACATAAAGTGGCAGAGCACATAAATGATAGTACTAATTTTAGTCAAGCTGCTAGTGAAATTCTTAATAATGCTGCATTAGTTCAGGTATATACTTCTGCAACGGAATCGGGTGCGAAATGGACACTAACACAATTTGATACTAAATGGCCCAGCGGAACAACCACGGGAGTAAAATTTAGTGCTAGTAAAACCTATTATAGCACTGATATAAAAGGAAATTTTACATTTAAAATCCTACGTAATGGTGCTATCGATATTAAAGACGAAACAGATCAACTCGCTGATGTAACCGCTAACAGAGCCGATGATAGACAGTCAGAACCAGTTGATCTACGTCCCACTGCAGTACAAATAAAAACTAAAACTAGTAAAGTTGGAAGGGAAAAAAGATAATGTTCTTGGATATTTTTATATATTTTACTCTTTTTACTATTTTTTATCCTTTTTCATTAATTGGTTAACTGCTACCATTTTCCTGCTTTTGCCCCTGTATCATAAAACCATATGGCTAATTTTATGCCTACAGTTACTACTAATACTAAAAGTGAATACCAAAATACTGCTTCTATAAAATTCTTTCGTCTTTTTGCTTGATCACGAATCATTCTTTCTCTTTTTTCTCTCACTTCTCTGCGTATCTGATTAAATTGACTGTATCCTTCCATACCTAGGTGTTGAAGTTCACCGTAGATAAACATAAGACGTATTTCTTCTTCCATTTCCCGTAATCGCATCTGTGCAGCAAATATATCAAATGCCTCCGATGTTTCGCTCTGTTTAAATCCTATTTTTTCAAATAGTCCTAATTTACGCTGACCTTGATCTCCCCTGTTATTGTTAATTAACTCTTGTAGTTGTCCTGCGGCATCTGCCCATTTAGTTAATTGTTGAAATACACCTTCGACTTCTTTTCCAATGGCCACAGCATTTTTAATGCCATTGAATGCAGCAGATGCAGCAGCTAATAATGTAACAGGATCCATTAGTTGGCTTCTTCTTTTGCTTCATTGATTACCACTGTGCTATCAATTGCCTTTTGTATTTTGCCTGCTGTCCACCATCCAAATGAAGTACAAAACCCCAAAACAAAGGCCATTGTATAAATGCTAGATAACATAATTAGTTTGCTAATGGGTTATCTAAAGCTTTCTTAATCTTATCGTCTACTTCTCTCCGAATAGTTCTTAGCTCTGCAGAAGTTTCACGTTCTATACGATTAACTCTTTCGTTAACATTTTGAACAGTTGAATCTACCTGTTTTTGCATTTCTCTTACTTGCGAATCAGTGTTTTTGCGAATCTCTTTTATTTCCGCGTCAAGTTGTTTTCGAATATCTGCAATATCCTTTTCTACCTCGCGTTGTGAAATTTTGCCACTGCGTTCAACATTTTCTAATACAGTTTCATTTCTACGTATATCACTTTTGAGATTCGTATTAATGTCTCTGGTATAACCCACTACTTTTTCGCTATTTTCCTCTAATTTTATAATACGTAGTTCATATTCGCTGAAATCTGGACTTACATATTCAGCAATACGTTTTTTCATACTCATATAGTCTTTATATGCTTCAAAAACTCCATAGAGACCTCCAATAGTTGAACTAACTATTCCTGCAGCAATCATCAATTTTGCAGGAGTAAAACTATAGCCGCCGATACTGATTACAGTATCTTTACTGGCATATTGTTTCATAGCATCCTGTAGTTGATCTACTTTTTTATCAATATTTTTGTCTTCCGTACTCATTATAAAATCTCCTATTATTTTTATTTTTATTTTGCTAGGTTATATTGAGAATTTACCATTTCCTGATGTATTCTGTCCGACCTTTCACTTAATGCACGTTGTGCTCTACGATTGTCGGATAAAGTAACATTTCGATAAATATCTCTGGTTTTGTAAAATACCGCATCTGGTATACTTGCAGATTGATAGGCATCGAACCCCGGAATAGTTCCCATACTATTAATGATAGATTCTTGTTGTCGAGCTTGATTGTCTTTTACTTGATTTTCAGCTCTTGATGCCGTGTTTAACGCTTCTCTTCTACTTTGTTCTCTTACTGTTCCTGCACTAGTTCTAGATCTACTAGGCTGCAACACTCCTGGAATAGATAATCCAGGCACAGTTAATCCTGTGCCTAGTTGTGGTTGATTACTAATAGTACTTGTAGGACTTATAGGGTTGGTCTGACTGGTAATAGATGTTGTAGTTGACAAATTTTGATTTATTATTGGGTCAGTTACTAAAGCAACCTCTGTGACAGATTGCACAGATTCATTTACGCTAGTAACTGCTAAAGTATTTGTAGTTTGTTTATATCCCGGGCATTGAGAATTTATTTGCGGATTAGCTTGACAACTATCATTAAATAATTTATTCTTATATGCTTCGGCATAATTTGTGCAAGAGCTACTAAACAAAGGATTAGCCGAACACTGTTGATTTAAATAGGCTTGGTCATACCCGGGACAACTTTTATTATAAAGTACATTATTATTACATTGTTGAGCAAAAAAAGCTGTTTGGTATCCGGGACAACTTACATTATATAAAGGATTAGCAGTGCATTGTTGATTAAAATAAGCAGTCTGATAACCTATACATTGATTATTATATAAAGGATTAGCCTGACATTGCTGCAAGAAAAATGCCTGCTGATAACCATTACATTTTGTATCGTACAAAGAATTTAAAGAGCATTGTTCATTAAAGTAGGCCTGAGCATACCCAGGGCAATCTTTGTTAAACAAAGCATTCGCGGTACATTTTTGACCAAATATTGCTGCAGCATATCCTGGACATTGTTCGCTATATAATGAGTTTAATGTACATTGTTGTGTTAAAAATGCCTGTTGATATCCCGGACAACCTATATTATAAAGTGCACTTGTAGTGCATTGTAAATCAAAATTTGCTTTTTCATATCCCGGACATTCTTTACTAAACAAAGGATTTGCTGTACAGTTTTGATTAAATACCGCCTGAACATACCCAGGACAATCTTTGTTATATAAAGGATTTTCGCTGCACATTAAATTAAATTGTGCCTGAGCATACCCAGGGCAAAGCACATTAGATAAGGGATTAGCATTACATTGTTGATCAAACAATGCTGCAGCATATCCGGGACAGGTTGCATCAAATAGTGGATTAGCCGCACATTGTTGTGCTTTTATTGCAGAAGCATAGTTAGGACAACTAGTATCAATTAGTGGGTTTATTGCACATTGTTGTGCCTTAAAGGCAGCGGCATAACCCGGACAATCAGCAGATGACAGAGGATTAATTGCACATTGATCAGGAATATATTGTAAAGCAAAGTTAATATTTCTAATTTGTGGACCATAGTACCCTGCCCAATATCTATCATCTTTGCCAGAAACCTCTAAGGTATATTTACTGAGATTGGCTAATTGATAAGGATTTTGATAAACTTTGACCCCTGCAGCAGTTACCCACCCGGATGTTTGTACCAATGCATACACATCTTTATGAATCAATGATCCATCCTTGGCAAATAAATTCACATCTAAATTAGCAGTTCCACGATTAATTCCATTGTTAATATAATCTAATGAATATTTGTATCCCGTGATTTGTATATTTGCACCACTATTTTCGAATACTTTATTAAGTTCAATTTGTTGTAGCATACGTCCCTGTGTATAGCCAAACAAAATGGTATTAGTAGAGGGGTTATATGCAGGTTGATTACCACCTACCACACCTCCAGGAACATAATTTCCGGTTAAGCCTCCGGTCCAACTATTAGTGATCAGATTAGCTGTCTGCTGTTTGTCTTGTGCATTAGAGTAAGATAAGCAGTAAAACAATAAACCCAAACACAGGACCATATTTTTCAAAAATGCTTTCACTTGTATTATCCTTAGAATTTTGTGGTTGACGTTCGGGATTAGTTTCCCATATCTTTTGAGCTTCGACACCAATTTTGCCATCTACTGGGCAAGGTGTACCTGCATTGCTCATTGCTGTGAAAACTCTTTCATCTTGACACAGTGTGGCCACTGCTGCTACTTTCATGCCCATGTCATACAAGTTTTTAGCTAGTTTAATTCTTTCACAGTTCATATCTCTAACTGTAGTTCCACCACTTATACCTAAGATCTGTGTTTGTACTGCTCCAGCAATACCAACAGTACAAAGGTCATTATTAATCACAGTAACTCCTGGACTAATCGCACTAGGTGGGGGACTTTTTACTGTGGTCTCATTTTGATTTATACTGTTTACTGTACTGCTGCTGGTGCTTTCTGTTATAATTCTTTCTTGTGCAGTTGCAACTGACAGCGTAAAATAGCTTAAAAGTAAAATTATTATTGTAGTTTTCATTTCGATCCCTTTTACAAGCACTAATAGATCGAAAAAATAAAAATTAGAAAATCAATTAGCTCTAATACTAGTGCTACAAATATATTTATTGGTTTTTACTGGTACTTATCTACCGTTATAAATAAACTTGTAATCAATCTTGCTATACACGGAAAAAACCTGTATAGTATATTCTAGGAGATAAATGTGAAAAAAATTGGATTCATTGGAATTGGAAAATTAGGTTTATCATGTGCACAGGTTATGGCACAGGCAGGTCACGAAGTCACTGGCTATGATATTATTCCAAGAAATAGCAGCAGCATCAAAATTGCACCAACTTTAAAAGAAGCAGTAGAAAATAAAGACATTATTTTTATTGCAGTTCAAACACCACATGATCCGATTTATGATGGCAGTCAACCAATAACTCATTTAAAAAACAAAGATTTCGATTATACTATTGCTAAAGATGTATTATCCGCTGTTAACAAACATGTCAAAGCAGAGCAAATGGTTGTGCTAATTAGTACAGTGCTGCCGGGTACAACAAGACGTGATCTACGTAAAAATATTACCAATGCCAGGTTTGTTTATAATCCATACCTTATTGCTATGGGTAGCGTAGAATGGGATATGGTCAATCCTGAAATGGTAATTATTGGCACCGAAGATGGCAGCGAAACTGGTGATGCCAAAGAGCTAATAGATTTTTATCGAGGTTTTATGCAAAACGATCCCAGATATGTTGTGGGCACCTGGGATGAAGCAGAATGTATTAAAATATTTTACAATACATTTATTAGTGCAAAAGTGGGGTTAGTTAATATGATACAAGATGTAGCTATTAAAAATGGCAACATTGATGTTGATGTTGTAACTAATGCTCTTGCATCTAGCAATATGCGTATCATGGGCCCAAAATATATGATAGCTGGTATGGGGGACGCTGGTCCCTGTCATCCTAGAGATAATATTGCACTACGGTGGTTAGCTAACAAACTTGAGTTAGGTTATGACCTATTTGATGCAATCATGCATGCCAGAGAGAAACAGGCTAAATTATTGGCAGAATGTCTTGTTGCTCAAGCTAAGAAGACAAATTTGCCAATTTATATTCACGGCAAGGCCTACAAACCCAATGTACACTATGTAGATGGCAGTTACAGTTTATTAGTGGGTTGGTACTGTGAAGAACTGGGTATCGAACCACATTATATAGATCCTATGACAGAATTTCATGTACCTGAAAGTGTTAAAGGTGTTGTATTATTAGCACATAACCAGAAAGTTACTTATGGGTATAGTGGAGTAGAGGAAGATCAACCTCTTTACTGTAAGATTGAACCTGGCAGTGTAATTGTAGATCCATGGCGTAAATTCCCGCGAAATATTAATGGCGTCAAAGTCATACACTACGGTAACACCAGAACATCAGATCTTACACGATAACAAAATTTACATGATATCCACTAAATAATAGTGGATAATGTAACTATGACTGCATTTGCAAACTATAACAATTCAGTGGTATCGGCTTTTACCAATCATCCTAAACCCGCGGATATAATTGGTAGAAAAGTAGAAATATTAGACAGATTATCCGAATATTATAATAGATCTTTTAACAGTATTTTATTTGTAGGTTTTAATCCTGCTATTACAAATATAAAACAATCTAATATCTACTGTACTGAAATTAGTGAGCAGACCAAAGATACAATAAAGTCAATTAATAATGATATTATTTTCTTAGATACAATTAACAGAAAATTTGATCTTGTTATAACAGGAGACGAATTTTTTACCTTTGCTGATAGTGAAGATCAACAGCGTAATGCAATTAAAAAATATTGTGAAATTACTGAAGGAGTTTTAATTACTACCCTACGTGATTATAAAAATTTGGATTTCAGAAATAGAGAATACAGTGAACCTGCTATTATTAAAAATAACGATTTGATCGATGTCTATACAGAAATTCATTCGTGGGATACAATTGATAGATATAGTTTTCAAACTTATCTATATCATATGAATAATATTGATGCTACCTTTATGGGACGATATAATAGAAGAACACTATTTTTTAAACAATTAGCCAAAATTAGCAGTGATGCAGGTGCGTTAAACTTTGTTGTTCATAAAAACCTCATGTACAAAAGTTTATTGAAAAAAAATTATGAGCATGTGATAACTATTGAATTCAATTAATTTGACTTAATTAAATGATTATCATATTATATTGTTATTATGAATGACAAAACCTTAAAAAATATTTCTTGGACAGTGAATGTAGAAGAGGATCCGGAATCTGGTGAACTGCTTTTACCACTACCCGCTGATTTTTTACTCATGCAGGGATGGGTAGAGGGTGATACCTTAGAATGGATAGATAACAAAGACGGTTCATGGACACTACAAAAAATCGAAAAATAAGCATAAATTGGGTGAGTTAGGCCTGAACTACCTATTATGAAAACAATTCTTATTACAGGGAACAGTGGTTATATAGGTAGTCACTTAACAAAATGTCTTAAAGAAGAATATAAAATAATTGGACTAGATTTAGCTACACCAAAAGCAAACGTTTGGGATCATATACAAGTTGATATTCGATCTTTAGCGGCTCCAATAAATTACCAAATCGACACAGTAATTCATCTTGCAGCTAAAGTAAAAGTTAACGAAAGTGTCTTAGATCCCATTGACTACTATTCAACTAATCTTAATGGTACATTAAATTTATTAGAAAAAATAAAATGCAAAAATTTTATTTTTGCCAGTACAGGAAGTGCAGAATACTGTAATAATCCCTATGGAATTAGTAAACGTGCCGCAGAAGACTGTGTGCAGCAGTTTTGTAAAACCAATGGTATTCCATTTACAATTTTTAGATTTTATAATGTGATAGGATCAAGTGGATTTGCTCCTACTAATCCGGATGGGTTATTTTATAATTTGATTAAAGCAGTGACCAGTGGTAATTTTACTATTTACGGGCATGATTATAATACAGAGGACGGAACCGCAGTTCGCGATTATGTTCATGTAGACGAAATTTGTAGTGCCATTACTAACGCAATTGATGCTCCAGCATTTAATGTTGAAAACTTAGGACATGGTCAGGGCTACACAGTAAAACAAATTACTGAATTATTTCAATCAGTGAATAACGTTAGTTTTCAAATTAATTATGGTCCTAGACGAGCAGGGGATTTAGAACGTAGTGTTTTAAGTAATCCCAGTCTATATCTTCCAAAAACTTATAATATTCAAAATCTTTTACAAATACCAAAAAGTATTGTATAATAGAAAAAATGAATACATTTAGACCTCAACAATATAACAAACAACGCCGATTAGTCTGGTGGAGAGAATTTAGAGAATACGTAGGTGATTTAAATTGGAAAACTAATTATACTGTTAAAATATTTAAACAACAAAAATGGCCAAGAGTATATAAAATAGGACAGCATCTGCATTATTTGGCTTGCCATGCTCCCCAATCAGTGAACAAGAAATATTATCAAGCTTGGTGTCGCTTTTACAAAAAGTATAGAAAGTTTTAAATGGAAAATTTAAATTTTTGTTTTTTACATTTTATTTCTGTCTAAGTATCAATCTCGTTTATTAAAATTTACACAACTAAAATAATTGATGTGTATTCTTGTAACTGGATAATTAATGACAATTAAACGTATAGGTTTCGCCTGCAAATGGATAGATCATCCTGAACAAATGGATGGTATTAAACCTAAAGATGCAGCCAAAAAATACAACACTGGTAAGACAACTATAACTTGGCTTAATAGACAAAGTCGTGCTGCTGCAGAACAACGACTATGGGATTTAATGAAGCAAAACATTGAATCAACTAGACAACTTGTAACTAAAATTGGAGATTTACAACATGAACTTAGAATGGTTCGTCTTTCAAGTGATATTTTGCCTGCTTTTACTGAGCCTAGTTGGCGTTACTTTTGGCAGTTACCTGATGTACAAAGATATGCAGAAAGAGCATTCGCTGAGGTCGGAAGGGTGGCTCGTGATCGTAATGTTCGGCTTAGCTTTCATCCTGGCCAGTTCACTGTGCTTGCTAGCGATAACCCTGAGATTGTTGAACGTTCTATAGAGGAGTTTGAATACCATGCTACAATGGCCGCTTGGATGGGGTTTGCCCAGAGATTTCAAGACTTTAAAATCAACGTCCACATCGCGGGTCGAGCCGGTCCACAAGGTATCAGATCGGCCTATCAAAAGCTCTCACCAGAAGCAAGAAACTGCCTTACCATCGAAAACGAAGAAATAAGTTATGGATTGGATGATTGTCTTAGCATTAGTGATCTTGTGCCTATCGTGCTCGATGTACATCATAATTGGGTGCGTGAAGGGGTATACATTGACCCAACTAGTGACAGCGTTAAAAGAGTGGTGGACAGTTGGCGCGGTGTTCGTCCTGCTATGCATTATAGTGTCAGTAGGGAAGACCTTTTGACTGATCATTGTACACAAACCTTACCAGATTATCAGCAATTAATTGGTAAAGGATATAAAAAACAAAAACTTAGAGCACATTCTGATTTTTACTGGAATATGGCAGTTAACAAATGGGCCCTTAGTTTCCTAGATCAATTTGATATTATGTGCGAATGCAAATCAAAAAATCTAGGTGCACACGCTTTATATCAATTAACTAAATCCGATTAGTCTGTAGTTTTTTTAGCAGTAGGCTTCTTTGGTTTGGCGGCTGCTTTTTTTGCTACTGCTTTTGGAGCAACTGCTTTAGGTGCTGGATCTTTTTTTGCTCTAGTTTTTTTTGGTGGTTCTGCTGCGGGTGCTTCAACTGCTGGTGCTGATGTTTTAGGCATGATAGCTTCCTTTTCGGTAGGGTGTAAATTTGTTGCTGTCACTGCTGCAGGTGCGACGTGCACTGGAGGTGCTGCAGGTTCTATTTTGTATGGTGCATTCATCTCTTGCACTTTACGATCTACATAGTCCAATGGATGCTTGTCAGATTTGGGTTTTAAACCAGTTATAAATTCTGAAATCTTACTTAGTAACCACATGATAATTCCTCTCATTGATATAGAAATATTTATCGGATCAGTTAATTCGGTAGAAAAAGTATTTTAAATTGTTGCACTGCAGCATAAATAATGTTATAATTATTTTTTAAGGAGAGCTTAAATGTTCACATTTGATCCTATTATTGATGCAGTACAAAACGGTAAAAAGCAATTTGTAAAAACTTTTGTAACAAATGGAAAAATTGCAGATTCCATGAATACCTTCATCGATACACAAACAACGTATACCAAGGAAGCCAGTAAGGCCAGTTTAAATATGTATACAGATGTAATGAATGAAATGATTAAAAATAGCCAAGAAACTCTTAAATTTGATTACACAAAGTTTGGCGAGGGGATCATGAAGGCCTATTACAGTCAAATGAACAAACCCAAATCTAACGGTTGACAATAAATTTGTATATCAATATAATAGCGTTCAATTTAGTTAATTTGGAGCGTGAAATGGCTTTTCGAGTGTTAGGATTAACAGAACAGGTTCTTGGCGGTTATAGTTCACGTAAAGGACTAGAAGGACCTTTTCCATATCCTAACGGCAAAGTTCTTTATTATGATCCCAAAGAAGGCAAGTATTGGGATCCAACCACAGATTTTTATTTAGATAATGCAGAAATAGATGTTTTAAATCAAGATCTAGTAAAAACTTTGTCGAGATAAAGCTATGTCCAATACTGAAACTTTACTTAAATTTCATATCATGCAACATACAGAAAATGGTATACAAAAATTATCAGATTGTCCCAGTTTACTGCAGGCTTCTATTATTGCAGATGAACAATACAGGCAGTCGGGCTACAAGAATTCGATTGTTATCGAATACGATGGCGATATAATCTATCGCGCTAAACGTCGTCCTTTGTTCTCTTTTTAATAGGAAATATAATGAAATCTGAAGTAATCGACCGAGCAAGTGAAGCAGTATTTTATTTTCAATATCCCACTAAGACCGCTGTGGATTATGTAGTAAAAAATGCTAACACTGATTTTAAAACTGCGAAACAGGCACTTACGCATGTCATGACTGCTTACAAATCAAAAATCTAGCGTAGTGTATCTCTCTTAGTAAATACTAGGGGAGAACGCTATGTCTAGGCCAAATCCGTTAAGGCGTCTCATGAAGACGCCTTTACCATCTATACAGTTACAACGTCAAAAACTCTATCGACCTAATATTAGAGAAGTCAGAGAAATCTATGATCTAATTAATCGTTATGTGTTTCGAAATCAATTAATACGACCTCCTATCCTATTAGGTCCATGGAGAGGATATTGGGGTATGTGTTTAGGTAGTATCTATCCAGTAAAAAGAGGTACAAGATGTACAATTAAATTAGTTGATAGATATTTTTGTGTACAGTGGTTTGTCTGTACCTTGGCTCACGAAATGGTTCATCAATATGAATGGGATATATTAGAAAAAGAGATGACGCATAGGCAAAGTTTTTTTGATTGGAAAGATATGTTAGAGTATTATGATATCCCACTAAAAAGTTGGCATAAAACCGGAGAATGGTTCAAATATCAAAACATTTACAGATGCTAAAAAAGCTATTTTTTAAGTTGTTTTTTTGATAAATATTATCAAAGGAATAACATTATGATTAAATTATTAACCATATTTTTACTTACTGTATTTACATCTATCGCCTACGCTCAAAAAACTCCTCAAGGTGTAATTTATGACGCAACAATAGTAAGAATTAATGATGGAGACACTGTAGTTATCGCTGCCCCATTTCTCCCAGCACCTCTTAAACCAGAGTTGGCAGTCAGAGTGTTTGGCGTCGATACTCCAGAAAAAAATCACCTTGCCAAATGCGAATCAGAAAAACAACGTGGATTGGCAGCAACAGAATTTACAAAAAAAATGGTCGCTGCAAGTCAAAAGAGACAGGTCGTACTTTATTCCTGGGATAAGTTCGGCGGGCGTGTACTTGGTGATTTACTATTAAACGGACAAAGTCTACGTGCAATGCTAATTCAAAATGGATTTGCTAGAGAATACTTTGGCGAAGCAAAAACAAGTTGGTGTTAAAATAAATTTAAAGAGGAAGTTAAAATGGGATGGAATCCTTTCAAGAAAAAAACATGGACAGACGCTGGTAAAACAATTAGCAAAGGCGTAAGTTATACTACAAATACTGTAACAAAAACAGTTACAGATACTGCTAATACCGTGGCGAAAGAAACCACAAACATCTATAATACCACAAAAGATTTTGCTGTCAGTCTAGCTAATGATACAGCAAAAGCAGTAGAACATACTACCGCAGTCTGCGTTAAAAACTCGGAGGTATATGCTAAACAGGGCTTTGATGTGACATCGGACACATGGAAGCAGGGCACAAATCAAGTTATTCAATACGCAAGTCAAGGTGTTGAATATGTAGAATATGCTGCAACAGAAGCATATAAATGGGCAGATGCTAATGCCTGTTATATTGGTCTAAATATGGCCTTGACTACTGGTTGTGTTTTATATTTTACTCCAAAACCCGATCCCGCTGAACCAGGCACTGTTACTAGCACTGCAATCAGCACTACCTATTTGGGATATATTGCAGCAAAAGGAGCAAATACTGCAATGGCCATGGCTATCGGCGAAATCATTACAAAGTCTATTCTTTTAATTCCTGGTGTAAAAGGCAATGTTAATGAACAACTATTGAATAGAGTTATAGTAAATGCAATTGCAACCTGTAATCCTGCAGTCTTAGCAGTAAGCCTTGCAACACCCGCAGGTGTAGGAATTTTCATTGGTTCTGTAATTTCCCCAATAGTAGCTCAATTAGTATGCGAAAAAACTGCTCCTAAAGGTCTAACAAAGGCAATTGCCTAATACATTATAAATTAACACGGCTCCAATAAATATATAATACGCCTTAGGACCGTTAAACTTTGGGCGTAGGCGGCTGCTGCCAGTGTATTATTATCGCCATTCTAATACCAAAGTGAGCAATTTTTAAGGATGTGCCACTATGGTAAGATTAATTGCAGTGGCGTTCCTATTTTGCGCAAGCACCATAGCCAACGCCCAAAGTGAATTTCGTAATATTCCTAAAACTGTCTTATGTGGGCCTGCAGATGGGGTATTTAAAGCATTGGCAGACCCAGAAATAAATGAAAAACCAGTCTGGTTAGGTAAAGAAGATAATAAAACTACTGATTATGCCTTATTTGTTAATCAACAAATGGGCACTTTTACTATTATACAATTCGCAAAAAATATGGCCTGTATAATAGGCATCGGCAATCAAAGTAATCTTTTACCAGAAAAATCAGCTGATGTAAAATGAATTATAAATCTGTGCCCAACTAGTTACACGTTTTATTCTCGTATTTCTATATTCTTCATTATATACATGATGCATAAGAAATGAAGTTAGCCCGATAGCTAATCCGGCCTCTGCATTAGCAGGTTTGTCTTCAATCCATGCATAACCAGTATTTGCATATTCTGCTAGTACAGCGTCTTTATCATTTCCAGTATCTTCAAAAAGAAAACGCTCGAATACATGTTCACCGAATATGCTTTTCAAATTTTGAATACGCAATTTTTGCGCACTAGGATCCGAACTTAAGCTTGTAATAGAATGAAACACAAACCCATGTTCTTCATGAAATCTTTTAATATAATAGACACTGTCTCTAAATGGTTTTAAATAAGCAATTTTTGCTGATTCGTTGAATTGTCTGACAAGCTTTTTACTGTCAGCTTTGTCTATGCCAAATCTTACGTGTATGTGATAAGCATCTTTATCGTAGATATGCATACCCATTGATTGCATCCATTGATTAAATGAATCTTCCCAATTTAATACGACTCCATCTATATCAGTTAATATTATACGTTTTTTCATTTTAATTGATCTATAAATAAACAATGATACTTGAATTTCTTTATGCAATTATAGCTACACATATAACCATTATTTGTGTAACCCTTTATTTACATCGGTCTCAAGCACATCGATCATGTGTATTTAATCCTGTAGTCAGTCATTGTATGCGTTTTTGGCTTTGGCTTACAACTGGTATGAACACCAAAGAATGGGTTGCAGTACATAGACTACATCATCAAAAGTGTGATACAGCCGAAGACCCACATAGCCCAAAATTTTATGGTATTTATAAAGTATTATTTGGTGGCGTATTGCTGTATTATAAGGCAGCAAAAAACTTAAACAATATCAATAAGTTAGGATATGGTACGCCCAATGATTGGATAGAAAAAAAATTGTATACACCATTTTCTTGGTTAGGTGTAATGTTGCTGTTCTTAATTAATATATGGTTATTCGGATGGTCAGGTGTTGTAATTTGGTTAGTTCAAATGATATGGATACCATTTTGGGCAGCTGGTGTTATCAACGGTATAGGTCATTGGTGTGGTTATCGTAATGGCAGCACCAGAGATAATAGTCGCAACATTGTCCCCTGGGGTATTGTTGTTGGAGGTGAGGAATTACACAATGCACATCATTTAGATCCAGCCAGTCCTAAATTAAGTATGCATTGGTGGGAATTTGACATCGGTTGGATGTATCTATGTATACTACGCTACTTTGGTCTTGCTAAAGTCCGATCTGAATAAACTAATAATTATTTTTGTGCGATCTTTTGTAACGAAGTTCATATAAAATTAGAAATCGGTTGACAATAATTCATTATAGCTTTATATTACCCAGTGTTGTTATTACAAACTTTCAACTAACTGTTAAGCACTATAATGGCCAAAATTAGCAAAACCAAACTGAAAGAACAACGAATCGCTAATTTTCTTTCAAACTTCGAAGTGCAGTTTGAAATGAGCGATTCAGCTATTGATCTTAGAACTATGGCAGAAAACTATACCGACGGTATCATCCCCAATAAAGATATTGGCGAAGCCGTAGAGGCAATTCTTGGCCCATCACCTATGCCTCGACTAAGTGTTGATCCAAGAAAACTTAATGTTCCTAAATTTACTTGGGCGCCAATGGATGATTGTGCGATTAATCCTATCTTTCAACGTGATCTTATGCCCAATCATGTAGGTAATATTGAACCAAAGTTTAAGGCAGATACCATTATTGTTCCATGTGCAGTAAAAGATCCAGTGAGTGGCAAATTTCTACTTTGGGATGGTCATCATACAACAAGGGTCTGTGAACGTCAAGGGTGGACTCATATGCCGGTATGGTATACAGAAGCTATGATCGACGACAGCCACAGTCTTGAACAAGCAACTAAAATTCTTATTAGTCATGCTGGTAATAGCATGATTACTATCAATAAGAGTGGCAAGCGTCAACTAAGTCGCTACGATGAACATATGATTGCAGTGGAATGTGGACACTCTGAACCTGTAATTGTGCAAAACATCTGCGACGCTAATAAGGTTCGTGTGCGTAGGCAAAGCACCAAAGCCGGAGACATTAGTCATATCGAGCACCTATATGGCGCCTATAATCTTGTCCAAGCGTCCAGCGGTATAAAAGGAATTTATCTTTCTCGAGCATTGAACTTCTGCCGTACCACTTGGCCCAAAGAAGAAATTCGCGCGATTGTAATGTTGGGTATGGCCAGACTGTATCAACAGACTGAAACCCAGACTGGTGTGCTATTGCCGCCGACTTTTGATACAGAATTAGGTGCAATTCTTAAAAAACTTTATGGCCCTGCCGAAGCAGTGCATGATGAAACTAGCGGCTTCAAGGCACAATTCGTTGCTCATTTTGGTTCTCTTGCAGGTCATCCCGAAGTGGTTACTAGTGGATTGGTATTGACTTATCTTAAACACGGTAAAGGTGGATTTAAGTTAGCACAGCCTGAAACTTCTTATCCTGTAAAATGATAGAAATTCGAGATTATATTCTTTACTTTAAGAAATGTCCTGGGGTTACAGATCCGCAACATTTCAAAGTAGGAATTGCGCAATTGACTACAGCACGAAGTAGGCTGGCCACTTATCAAAATGCAGTGGGACCAGTATATGAAGAAAGTTTTATCCGTGTATGGGTAGGTGATGAGAACCAGATTAGACTAGCGGAAAAGTCCTTCAAAAGAATCTTTAAAGAAAAAATTCAAAGTGCTGAAGCAGGTTTAAGTGAATGGATATGTAATGTAACTTTACAAGAACTTTTGGACTTTATTGTAGAGCTAAGGGAAGAACATTTTTTAAAATTCCATGATGTTCCCCGGGAATTTCTACCATTGACCATGCCATTATGCGAAGATTTGCAAGAATGGTTCGAAGAATTTTCCAAAAAATCAGATCGGGAATAATAATTAACAAATGAAATTTTAGTTGACAAATATTCAATATTTCAGTATAATTACTTTATAGTAAAACGTTGGAGAACAAGATGTACGTAGTTTTTCACCATAAGTTTCCGCACGAGGACAAGCGGTATTTTAAAACTCTAGCAGGGGCCAAACGTAGTGCAACCTGTCAAAATCGTAATTTTGGACGTAAAATCTATGATGTTATGGAAGAAACTTTCTTTCTTCTAAAGTACCCAGTGGGTATGAAGGTTGTTAAAAACCTTATGACTGGTCAGGATATTATAATTGCTGAAGATACCCCCTATTGCTGCGATCCTTCTCAAGAACGCTATTGGAGTATGTAAGATGAACGAACAAATCCTAAAACTTCTGAAACAGTCCGGACTTCAACCTTACTATGATGCTCAAGAAGCACAGATTGAAAAGTTCGCCGAGTTGATTGTTCGTCAATGTGGATACTATGCTGATATATTTGAATCTGCTGGGTGTCCAGTTGATATGGACCCAACTGAAACTAAACCCAGCGATTATATAAAGAAACATTTCGGAGTTGAAGAATGATTGGATATTCCCGAGCATTTAATGAGTTGTATGGTCCTAAACCTATTGAAGGAAAATCTAAAATGAACGAACGAATTCGAGAACTATCCTTTGAAGCACAACGATATGCTTTGGATAATACTACAGGACCAGATTTGGCTAGTCTGCATGAATTGTGGCAAGAAAAGTTCGCCGAGTTGTTGATTAGGGAATGTGCTGATATGTGTGAACGAATTGCTAAAGTTCATTTAGAAGAGGAAAGCCCTATTGCTTATGTTTATGGTTCAAGACAATGTAGAGATACAATTAAACAATATTTCGGAGTTGAAGAATGAGACTAATGCTTGGAAGCAGTAAAGAAAACCCGTGGCTGCTTGTTGATATTAATACACCCTACGATCCTTTTAATTTTGACTTTTGGGTAGTTAATGGTGGCTGGTTCGGAAGACTTATCAACGACCAAGTGTATGTAGAAAAAGAAACTGAACCATCCCACAATGGAGATAGAGTGTACATCTTATGCAGTGATCAAAAAGTGCTGTGGAATGGTGACTACAATAAAGTATTTGAGACTTATGCAAAATGGGTACGATGTGAAGTTATTGAATACGACTCTTTGCCACAAAACAAACTGCATTATCTATATGATGACATTCCTTTTTAAGGATAAAGAATGAAAGATCGAATTAAAGAACTTGAGAAACAGTCTGTGTTCTATAACGAAGAAGAGGGGATCTGGGAACTTGACCATATAAAGTTCGCCGAGTTGATTGTTCGTGAGATTTGTGATATTGTAGAAGAAGATGGCAGTGCTGTTCTACCTTTGGTGATTAAACGACATTTCGGAGTTGAAGAATGAAAAATCGTTACGGTGATGAGTACAGTTTTGAGAAAGTCAGCGAAGGTATCTACACTATTGTTGGCGATCTCAAATACTGGCGTTACGGTGGCCGCGAAGGGCAAGAACGTATGGACTTTTCTGATCTAGGATTTGTTGATCCTAGTGGCGGTCCTTTTATTGAAATTGGTATGAAAATTGAAGGTCGAAAGATCAACAAAATTTCTGTAACTGCTGATGACAAGATTTACTTTGAGGTAGAATAATGACAGATTTGGAAAAACTTGAAGCACGTATCGAAGCGGTTGATACTGCAATTGCTAATGTAAAAATGGCTATGAGTGTGGACCGTAAAATGAGTAATGACAAGCATGTCAACGGACACTTTACTAAAGCATTGCAAGAATTAACCAGTATCCAAGCACAGTTGAACGCCCTTAAAGTTCGAATGGAAACTGTAGGACGTTGATATGACACCTGAGTTTATTGAACGTGTTAAACGTGACTATGACAAAGAGCCCAACAAGCCAGACTGGGCTAGTTATCTCGCCGGTTATTGGGCGGCTGTAAAACGCTTTGGAGAGAAGCGTGAAAGTCGCAGAGAAACAAGAAGTAAACTCGGCTACGCAAGAATCGGAAGGAACAATGTATGAACCTACGTATTAAAGAACTCATCAAACAAGCAGATGAAAAATTCTCCTGTGAATACAATGGCGACTATACAGTATTCAATAAAGAAAAGTTCGCCGAGTTGATTGTTCGGGAATGTGCCAAGCGTTCAGCGGAACTAGGGAATCCGGAGGTGGGTCAAGGACTTATGAAACATTTCGGAGTTGAACTATGAACTGGATACTGATACTATTTGTGCATGCGGGAGTGACCTCAAACGCGGACAGTATGGCTATTACCAATGTTCCAAACTTTCGCACTGAGGCAGCGTGTTTGCAAGCCGGTGCTCGTGCTGAAGAACTCGTGAAACGAACTACAAAAAGTGTCCGTTATGTTTGCGTAAAGCAAGAATGAGAATGACTAGATAGAAATTCAACAATGGATAAAAAGATTGTAGGATATACTGAGATAGATGGTAGATTCGATCCAATCTATCCACCAGATCGTGGAACTATTGTCACACGGGCTTTCATTCTGTGTAAATACTGTCGTGGCAACGTATACCATTGTGAGTGGATCGGTGGAAACATTCTAACCCACTTCGGAGTTGACGAATGATTGGGTATTCCCGAGCATTCAATGAGTTATATGGTCCGAAACCCATCGAAGGAAAATCTAAAATGAACCAACGAATTCAAGAACTGGCCTACGAGGCTGAAGATTATGCTGATTCTATCGTAGATCAAGGTGGTGAGTTCCACCCAGCATATACAAAAAAGTTCGCTGAGCTAATCGTCCGGGATTGTATTGCTATTGTTGCACCAAGCAGCTATCGTCGAGCATACCCAGAAAATTATCGAGGCGGTATAGATTGTCTGGACACTTTAGATGAGCGAGTGGGTGCAATTAAAGACCATTTTGGAATTGAATAATGGGCACTAATTACTACGTTGCGACCAATCACTGCGAATGCTGCGACCGATATGATGAGGAATATCATATCGGCAAATCTTCTATGGGCTGGGCTTTTAGCTTTCGTGGGTATCCGTCTGAACGATTGGAATCATGGAAACAGTGGAAAGAGTTTCTAAAAGATCAAATCATCATGGATGAGTACCATGAGCGTATCGCCTATGATTCGTTTGTTCAGATGATTGAGACACACAAAGCGCCTGGGTATATCCGTGAAAATGGGCATAAGAATCTAACTCATAATACTGCTGATGATGGAGAATGGTTCAACCCAGAGTATGATTGGGATGACCCTGATGGGTACAGTTTTACTCTTCGAGAATTTTCATGAACGAACGAATTAGAGAACTTTGGCTTAAAGCAGCTAGAGAAGATTCTGGTGATAAATGGGACAGCCAAACAGAATTTATTGAGAGATTTGCTAAGTTGATTGTTAGGGAATGTGCTGATATTTGTAATGAGATTTATTTTGATCGTTATCCTGCTGCAGAGGAATTTGAAAGAAGCGAAGAAGGCGACGCAATAAAGAAACATTTTGGACTGAAAAATGACTAATATCATTGAAGATACAATCAGCAGAAATAGAAAATTTCAAGAAGAAAGAAAATTGAGGGTAAAACGTTTACAAGAACTAAAAGCTCCCGATTTCATAATCGAAAATGAGGAAATGATTGCAAAAATGACGTTAGCAGAATATGAAATATATTGCAATCAAGTTGAAGACGAATCTAAAAAAATTAAGTTAGAATATGCCAAAAATAATCCTATTCAAAAATCTGTAGTGGATCAAATTTATATTAAGGAAAGTAAGCTAGAATACGACTATTTTACTTATTCGTCAGATTTGCATTTAATAATGGCTATCGATCCTTTAAGTTTTATGAGTAAAGACGATTACGAAAACGATTTGTATATAACTTTTTTGGAACATGCAAAAGAAATTTATAGAAATAGGTTTGAAAAACAACACAAAGTTGCATAATTACGTCTAAGGCTTGACTAACAGAGGTACGTTTACTAGTAAATTGTTGCTTAAAAACAACAAAAATTTCGGTTGACCAATATTCATTTTGGTTATATAATACTAAAATGATAAAGCGTAAACGTCGTCAAGATTCCAAACATGTTATATACTGTATAACCAATACAGTTACCCAAGAGCAGTATGTGGGTATTACTGTATGCGGGCAACAGGTAAAACATGCCCTTAAAATTCGTATGCAAAAACATCTACGTCGTGCACTAACAGAAAACAAAAATTGGGGAATTTGTCGCAGTCTTCGCGAGTTTGGTGCAGAGTCTCATATTTTTGGTATATTAGAAATTATTCGTGGACGTAAACCTGCTCACGCAAGAGAGCGCGAATTGATCCGTGCCTTTAACCCTAGCCTCAACACGGTATGACTACTTTACAAAATGTCACTGCATTCGCCTACGATAAACGAGGCCGACTGCTCAGTATAGGACGCAATAGCTATATTAAAACTCACCCTTTACAGGCAAAGATAGCAAAGTCGGTAGGAGAAAATCATAAAATTTTTTTACATGCTGAAGTAGCAGCATTAGTCAAGATTAAACAATGGAACCGAGTTCACAAACTGGTAGTAACTAGATATAGTAAAACCGGAGAACCTATGTTGGCTAAACCCTGTAAGGTCTGTCAACAAGTAATTAAAATGGCACGTATCGCTCATATAGAGCACACATAATCAAAATTTGACAATAAATTCAAAGTTTGCTATAATTTATCAACACTAAGGAAAACGGCAATGAATAATCTGACATTTGAAGTAAATTATTCTATCCTTGTTGAAGAAAGAACTGATACCTATATGGGATCCAGTCGCAGTGATATGCAATATCTCCGTACTACGGTTCAAGCACCCAGCGTGGGTCAAGCACAGGCCATAGTTGAAGCCCAATTTGGCGGATCGCGTCGTGTAGTTGTACATGGCGTTCGTCAAGTTTGGTAAACCAAATTCAAAATATAATTGACTTATATTCCAGGTTCAATTATTATTTGAATATGCTGAATGGTTCAGCAAAGTTGTTTTTCAATCAATCTTGTTTTTTCAATTAGGAGTTTATATGTTCAAAGTAGCTGGTGTCAGTCGTCTTAATGGTGTTGTAAAAGTACGTTTTGCCAATGATATGACTCGTGTTAAGGTTCTTGCTAAAAACGGTCATACCGATGTGGAACTTATGGAACTACCAAGTTCAATGGATAAGGCTGCGGTAATCGCGTTTCTTAAAACTACCGAGCTTTATCTTAAACCTGAGTATCAGGCTGTTATTGATGGTGCTGCAGCAAAATATGCTGCAGATGAAACTGTCAAAGTTACGGTTAAGCCACAGTCTAAAAAAACTAGTTCATCGGCTAAATCTGTGGAATCACAAACAGAAGCAGCCTAAGGAGACAGTGATGGGTCTACAGTTTGCTCTCCCCCAAGTAGGTAGTCAAGTTCGCGTAACAACACGACATAGAAACTATAATCTATTAATTACTGGTGAACATGTAGACTTTACCTACGAGGGCACTGTAGGCCCATCACACAAATTTTTAGCCACTGACAGTTTTGTTTTAAATACGCCCAGTTCACCCCAGTTCAATAAACGCGAAATACATATCGGACATGTTGTCAAGTTAGAATACTTAGATGGTAGAACTGCAACTAAAACTCTCAGCAGTAATCATACATGGACTGTAAAAGGCAGCAAGGGCGATGTTTATACTGTAACTAAAATCGGTACAACAGTGACTTGCAACTGCACTGGATTTCAATTTCGTCGTAAATGTAAACATTTAGATATTGCAAAATGAAAAATAGAATCAGGAAGATCGATCAATTTGGCAGTGAATTAGTTGGACTATTTCATAGATTAGCCCTGTTTTCAATTGGAGCAGCTACCGTCTATGCTGCAGGTTGGACTTTTTTCGATCTGTTTAATAAGCATCATGCTAGTATTCAGGATCTTCTATTGTTGTTTATCTATCTAGAAATCGGCGCTATGGTCGGAATTTATTTTCAAACTAACCATATGCCAGTAAGATTTTTGCTCTATATTGCGGTTACTGCAATTACGAGATATATTATAGACTTAGTAGCAGCACATGATAAGCTTTGGGAAATAGTTGCAATGAGCAGCAGCATTTTTGTATTAGCTGCAAGTGTGCTTATAGTAAGATTTAGTAGTCATCGTTACCCCAGTCACACAAACAGTGAGGAAACTTAATTGGACACTGTACTCTGTAAAGATTGTAAATATTCGAATCATAGTATACTGAACAATCTATCTATATTTTCTAAATTAATGGAATGTAGACATCCTTCGAGTTTTATTCCAGGAGTAAAAAGTGTAGTTACAGGAAAAACCTCTAAGGGCCAGTATCAATCCTGTTCAGAAGCAAGATTATCTCGTGGCATATGCCAACCCGACGCTAAATTATGGTTACCAAAAAAATCAAAACATCTATTTCTATTTCTTAAAAGAGTATAACAATGAAAGACTTTAAACAAACATTAGTTGATCTACTTAAAGCCAATATTATTGAAGTAACTTTTAAAAAAGTTAACGGTGATCTACGAGTCATGCCCTGTACATTAAAAGCCGATATTCTTCCTGCTATGCCTTTAAAAGAACAAACTAATCGTCGAGTCAACGATGATACCCTTAGCGTTTGGTGCACAGACAAAAATGAATGGCGTAGTTTTCGTATTGCCAATGTTACCAAATTTGAAATTTTGAACAAATAACATCTTGCTATTGTCTTGGCAAACTGTTATTATTATGCATACTGTTAAACACAGTTTTTTTACTTAAGGATAATAAAAATGATGTTTTCAACTGAAACCAAAACCGGCAAACTACTATCTGCTCTACGTGCCGGAGAGCAACTTACTGCAGGTCAGATTCGTCAACGTTTTAGTCTAAAGAATCCACGTGCCAGTATTAGTGATCTACGTTATATGGGTTTTGCAATTTATGCAAATACCAGTGTGGATACCAAGGGGCGTAGTTCTACTAAATATCGATTGGGTACGCCAAGTCGTGAGCTTGTAGCTGCAGGCTATCGTGCTCTTTCTCTAGGTCTATAAGTTTCAAGCAATATGAAAAAGGGCCTAATAGGCCCTTTTTTTATAACTAAGGAATACAAATGCAAGTTGCAGTGATGTCCGATTTACATTTAGAATTTGCCGACCTCGAACTGCCGGGCGGAGATATTCTTATACTTAGCGGTGATGTCTGCGAAGCTAAAAACGTAAAGCCTGAAACCTATGATTCAAATGGTGTGATCTTTGCATTTGAAAGACAAGACCGTAGACCTGACAGGTATTATAAGTTTTTTAAAGAGGAATGCAGTAAGTATAGGCATGTAATCTATGTTATGGGCAATCACGAACACTACGGTTTTAGATTTGATAAAACATATCAACATCTTAAGGATATGTTACCCGAAAATATTATATTGCTGGAAAATGAAACAGTTCTATTAGATGACGTAGTTTTTTTAGGTGCTACACTATGGACCGATTGTAACAACAAAGATCCACTTACCATGCTGACTCTTAAAAATAATATGAATGACTATAGAGTTATTACAAATTTTTATAGTGACAGTGGACAATATTTTAAGCTGATTCCAGAGTATACCTATCAGGTGCACAAAAGCACACTTGAGTTTTTCTCGGAACAATTAGCGAAATTCGAAGATAAAAAGGTAGTCGTTGTCACACATCATAGCCCTAGTAGACAAAGCACTAAACCCAAATACGAAAATGATTATCACTTAAATGGCGGATACAGCAGTAATCTAGAACAATTTATTTTAGATCATCCACAAATTAAATACTGGACTCATGGACACACACATGATACTTTTCAATATCAAATAGGCCAGTGTAATATAGTATGCAATCCACGTGGATATGCAGGATACGAAACACAGGCCAATATATTTGATCCTACCGTGGGATTTACACTATGACACAATCAACTTTAGCAAATACAATACCAATCTTTTCTCTTACTACAGGTTCCAGTAGTTCTAATGAAATTTCTTCCCAATCAGGCACAATTGATCTTAATAGCTTACAGATTGATAGTATCGATCTGACTAATCCTTACTACAAAACATTTGATTTAAACAATATTGCAGCAATTCCTGGCATATCGCAAAATCAATATTCATCATTGACTACTGCTGGAACAATCGCCACTCATGCTCCAATTATGCTGAATAACAAGGGTATTTCAATGGACGAAACATGCGATATACAAATTGGAAATTGGAGCCTTAAAGATAGTTTGGAACGTATCGAACACAGACTAGGATTACTGCAAGTTAATCCTCAATTAGAACAAGAATGGGAAGAGCTTAAAGAACTCGGTTCTCGTTATCGTGCATTAGAAGCAGACATCATTGAAAAAATGAAAGTCTGGAATATTATGCGTAAAGAGTAAATTGACAACAAATATAAAATAACATACAATGTTACAATGCAAACTATAATCTTAGATTCTCAAAATGTATTATCTGCAATGTGTTGGTTAGAACAAAATAACTATATAGACAAAGTAGAAGTTATCAGTTCATGGCCAGGAACCAGTTGGCAATTTAAATTTAGTGATCCTGATATAGTCAGTTTATTTTTATTAAAATGGAGATAGTATATTGCCTTACTTTACTGTAGATATAAGTGATTTTGATAGCGATGATATCATTGAAGAAGTGAGCCGTAGAAACTTAGAAAAAGAAATATGTAAATGTGAGATCGACGAAGGCACTGCAGATCTCATTCAAAAAATCTATGAGCTTAGACGCACTAATCAAAATTATGATAGTGCACTAGATGAGCTAATTTATTTGACTATAGGAAAAATTTTATGATTACTCTTGCACAATTTTTAGAAACAATTAATTTTCAAATTACTGATGGTTCCGACTATCTATGGGAATGTTTCGGAAGTAATGCCTATAGACTGGAATCTTGGAGTGGAACCACTGGTGATTCAGATAAGTACAGTATAGGCATAGTGTTTGATAAAAATGATCAGACTGTCTATCAAACAGAAGCACATGACTATAAAAACAAAGTAAGTTATCGTTGGACTAATCCATTGTATAGCAAAGCATATAAAGATGAGGTTAAGCAAAAATTAAGCAGTGTCCATGCTGACGTAGCCTATGATGATGTTAAATTCACTGATCTAGAAATTGTAAAGGATTGGTTAGTAAAAGCTCGAGCAATTTTCTTAGGTGAGCCTTATGACAATAGAGTCAGCGTTCCTATCGATTTAGAAGACAGTGAACTATTTCATTTAATGAAGATTGCTCACAATAAAGATATTACTCTAAATAAACTAGTTGAAGAAATTTTACAAGCAGCAATAGATAAGGACTCTGCATCATGACTACTATTACATTAAATCGAAAACAAATAGAGGATCTAGCAAAAATTAAGGATCATTTCAATGAAGTCGAACAATTTCGTTTATGTGTTGATAGCAGTAATGGTATCGGGCCTGTAGTTCATGTAAAGTTTACGCTATTTGATTCAAATTCTACTAGTGTGGACATTACTGATGTTTCCGACTGGTAATTGTTACAATGACAAAAAATATTAATGAAATAAAAATATTTTTATCGTCTAGTAAAACCCCAGATCTATTTCGAACATTTCAAAAAGCTGCTATCTATGTAATGGACCGGTCTAACACCTCTGATTGGGATATTAATAAAAGGCTTTTTGAACAGGAATTTAGTGTAAGAGTAAAAGAAAGTATAGATATGACTGGAGATCATAGCTATGAGATAGCATTTCATACTGAACTAGACTACACATTATTTTTAATGAAATGGCTATGATAGAAATTATCTTAGATAAAACAAAGTTTCCTTTACAACAGGAAATGATAACATGGTGTTATAGAACTGTTGGATTAGGCGGAATAATATCAGACAATTTTATACCAATTGCGAAAAAAGCAATATTGTTACCAGATGATTGGCATAAAAAAGGATATGTTTGGGCGTTAAGCACAAATTTAGGGCAAAGTCATTTTTATTTTACTAGTGATAAAGATGCAGTCCTGTTTACCTTAAAATGGTTAACTGATGATATCGCCCACAACTAATGCTAAAAATTGCCTTAGGGACGAAATTGTGTACTAAGATTTATAGGGTTTCAGTAGCTATAGACATCCAGTTACAATATAAAATAAGCATGAGTAAGTTAGAAATTAAAAATTTTTTTTGTTTCCCGTCAGGTAGATACATGCCCTGTGGGCTAAACATTTATCAAAAAATTTGGTGGAGATTTGTGCCTGGTGAAATAATAAATGTACGCTGGCCCAGTGGAAATATAGTAGTGGATCATAATCATCCCAAATGGCAAGATATGGGTGGTGCAGTGTGGGTTGATCTAGGATTTAGTGCTGATCCAAATGACCATTACAGACCTGAGTTAGAAGAATTAGTTGGTCGTCAAGGACGTCATTGGAATTGGGGCATAGCCAACAATGATGTTGTAGAAAATCGGTTAACTATAAAGATCGTTCGCAGTCGAGCAAAGTATGCTAGTTATTTGGCAATAAAATGGGCATAGAAAAATATAATTATTCTTTTGATATAAATCCTCCTAGGAATTCCAAAGAAGAAAGTATTATGCACGACTGGTGTGTACAAAATATAGGAAGATATGACATAGGTTGGTCCTCTTATTACAGTAACGGGTTAGTGAGAATTTATTTCACTAACGAAAAAGATTTAATGTTATTTGCTTTGAGGTTTGCATAGTGTGGCAGTTGACTTATCATAAGAGTTTAAAATTGGAATTGGGCGATCATTTATACCTAGGAACAGTCACCGCAGTGGAACATGATTGGGTTCGAACTTTTGTTTTTTTGCCACACAGAACCGTCAGTGGACGTTGGGTTTGGTTAAAAAAGATTTACATTCGTAGAGTTTGGGTGTATACTGGCTTTATCGATGAACCTGAAACGCAGTATGGCGATATCTTTGATGTTTTAAATAACAAATAAAATGAAAAATAATTATTGTGATCTGTTAGTTCCGGTTGCTTTTCCTGGCTGCAAAAATGAATATGAGCCATTAAGATGGGCTAAGAAATTTTGTCCTAGTTATATAACCAATGATGCAATACAAAAGAATGGTGATTACTACTATCGTTTTTATTTTAGCCGACAAGAAGATTTAACTGCATTCATTCTTAGATGGCTATGAGAGAACTTAAAAAAAAATTTTGGCCTTATAGGGTTGTAGTTAACAGCGATCTTAAAAAAGACATCACACCAATGGAGCTCTGGTTAGGGGAACAACTTGGCACTTTTAAAGGTCGATGGAATGTTGTTTACCAATATAATTCCACTGACTTTTATTTCAAAAATTCAGCAGATGCGGTTATGTTTTCGTTGAGGTGGTCGTGACAGTATCTTATAAATCATTAAAAATGTTTCCTGAAATACTAACTCCTGTGTTACATAAAGTTATGTATGATACCAGTGCCGAGGATTATCAAGTAAATATGTGGTTAAAGGAAAATTGTAAGGGCTATTACTACCACAGTCCTGGATGGATGAAGGAAAAGTTTATTCAATTTGAAGATGAACATGATGCTTTATTGTTCTTGTTGAGGTGGTCATGAATCTTAAAGAACGAATCGTAGATTGGTATCTTACTCGCAAAACAGGTAAAACAAAAGCGGAGCGTGAGTATTTGGTATGGTACGAACAAACGATCAACGTCCGAGCTACACGTATTATAGACATGTTTGCAAATTTTCGATATGTTATTGTGGTCGATCCTGAAAAGTTTTTTTCTTTTGATCCGTTTGCATGGGTGGTAACAAAAGACGCCCAACATTATTTTTGGCCCAAATGCCCTATGGCCGAAAGTGCAGTTTGGAGATGTGAACGAGTAATAAATTATGCATCTACGACATGGGAATGGGAAGTAAATGAGTTAGGTGGGGAGGACACCGTTTTTGTAGCAACTAATAATGAAAGAGATGCTGTAATGATAGCATTGAGGTGGGCATGAAACTAGAAATTAAAGGTCTATTTCGATTCCCATCAGGCAGATATATGCCCTGTGGGCTAAACATTTGGCAGAAACTTTGGTGGAGATTGGTGCCTGGTGAGGTCATCAATGTGCGTTGGCCTGTAGGTGATATTATCATTACAGAAGATGATCCACGATGGGATTGGACTATTGGGCCATCACAGTATATTGTAGAAAGTGC